CTTTACTTGCCGGATAGACACAGAAGACGTTGGATGTGCCGGCAAGTGTGATGGCTGCCCCAAGGGCTGATGAAGCTAAAATCGTGGTACGCGCAATTGCATTGGGGCCGATAGAAAAAGTCCCTAATCCAACTTCCCACGCGGTGCCGCTAGTAATGCAATAGTATGTGGTGTCTCCGTTGTTAAGTCCTGCATTAAAAAACGATTGAAACCCGGACACAGCCCCGGCAAGGGTAACCGTCCCTGTGCCCGTAGTTGTCGTCGTTTCTTGTACGCGGTCGAAAACATTGAACGCCATAGCACCCTCTTACTGAAGCTGAATGATCGCCGCAGTCACACCGGAAGAATACGTCGGGAACGTCACCGTAAACGTACCGCTGGTCACCGTCTTAGCGCCACCAAAATCCAACACTGCAACAGCGCGGTTAGACTGCGAAGAGTTATAAATCAAAGCGCCGTAAGCGGTGAACGTAGCCGAAGTCCACGAGGTCGTTGAAAAGCTGATGTACGCCACGTTATTGGTGCTGGTCGTATCAGTCGTCGGAGCCGTGGAGATCGTCAACGAGTTCCCGCCCGTGGTGTACCCACTACCAGACGCAAGTTCATTTGTCGCCGTGTAAGCCGTAGTGGTTTTAGAAAGGGTCGCAGCAGTATCGTATAGCGCAAATTTGAACGTATCCGGCGTCGTATTCAAAGTACGCGCAGGATTTGCTGACGTTGAGAATAAATGGTAGCACTGCATCAACTCCGCTTTAAAGCTGGCGCACATTGCTTGCGTAATAGGCATATCAAATCTCCTTTACAATGGACGCCAACTCAGGCGAACCAACTTTAATTAAAGCATTAGCAATCGTCACGCGGTCGTGCATCACCGCCTGCCGCATATGGTCTAGCACCACATCACGAACCAAAGCACGGTAAGTTAACGCTTGTTCGCGGATTTCTCTGGGGGCTGAAACAGACACACTCAGAATTTTATCCATTGCCAAGTCAACAAGCTCATCCGGCGTAAGTCCACGGTAGTCCGTAGTGATAACCACCGCACTTCCTACAGTTCCGCCCATTGCTTCTATCATATCTCCCCCCCTATTGAACTGGGTAACGGACTTGGCCGGAGCGGTAAGCATCCCGGCGGTCTTTACCATCACCAAGTTGTTTCAGTAATGACATCGCTTCTTGATACCGCGCTTGATACACCGTGATTACGTCGGTCTCACCCTTCATGAAGGTGTACGCCTCCAACAATGAGCCGTAGAGCAGCACGGAATCAAAGTTATCACCAAGCCAAGTAGTGCCAGCGGTGACGATGGACTCGGGGTAATAGTAGTAATGCAACTCGGCGGTGTACGCATAATCCGGGGTTGGCCCAAGGAGAAACGAGTTGGCGTCGAAGATGGCGTAATACTCAGGCGTTGCTCGATCTGCCGGAGCATTGGTCGGATACGCTGCCCGGATGAAATTTACATCCTTATTGAGTAGGTATTGGTATTCACCCGCTGCGGTAATCACCGCCAACGAAAATGTCGCCAACCAGTCAGTAGGCATCGTGAGATAAGAATTTCCTATCGTCAAAGTCCCAGTCACGTTTTTACGAAAAGCCGGAAGCTGAACAGTGTTATAAACCCGCTGTTCTGCCTGCTGAATAAACGTATTAATATCAGTCGTAGTAAATTGGTTCTCTACATACGACTGAATTTCCGCGACTAGTTCAGAGTAATTCATCTATCAGCCCATCTTGTCGCTGACGGTAATGCCCTTGGTCGCCGCGCCATACCCACGCATTTTGTTGGTCTTGGCCTTCAACGGCTTTTCATAATCGACGTTAGAGATATTTCCAACGCTGATGTAATCAAGCGGCATTGGCTCGACGTTGCGCTTGGTAAAGGTGTTCACATTAACATCCTTACCGGACATCGTATGGGGCTTGGCGTAGACCGCTGCTTGGCCCACTTCTTTACCGCCACGCTTCATGCTGTATTTAGCCATTACCGCCCCCGCTGGTTTTTGGCGCGAGACATGTTGCGCCCCATCGTCTTGCGATCCATCGAAGTCGGGCCACCCTTCTTCATGGCCTTAACGCCCTTTGGCTTTTCAGCAGCGGTGATCCCGTGCATCATCGCTTCGTGCTTCGCCATACCACCCTTATTCATCTTTTTCATGTTACCGATACTCCTACAGTCCCTATTACGCCTATTGCCAACAAATCATTGGGGGTCAACACATTATTTCCACCTAACCCCACTGGGCTCCAACCCCATTGAATATCACGGCTACCCCCACTTGGGTCTCCTAAATAATTTAACCCAGACACAATATAAGTATTGTCCCGGCGAGGATTCCGTACCGCTTGCGGGTCTTCCACAGGATACATCCCCTGCAAATTCTGTGGATGGTCGGGCTCCCAGCAAGTCGGACACACCAGCATATTGGTCTTCTTCGTCCGAATGACCAATTCTTTCAACTGCTTCAGTTTATACCTCTGACCGCATCTATCGCACTCGGCAATAGCAATCCGGCCAGATGTAAACTTATTGCTCATTGAATAAACATTTCACGCGGCACAATCCGCCAAGAAGCCTTATCACGGTCTTCATCAGACGCTTGCTGCCAAGCTTCGTCGTACATCTGCTTAAGCATAGGAATCCGTTCCGCCGCTTCTGGAATCTTAAGCGCCACATAGTACGCTAACCCAGCGACCATTGCAGGCAAGAAACGGAACGGAATGTCCTGCGTGTTCACACCATTCCCAGCATCCAACATCCGGCGCAAGCGCCAGTAGACAAGCTCATAGGTGCTGGACACATTGGGCACGGGCCACAAGGTGAACGTCGGATACTGCACGCCATTAGGCTGCGTAGCGCCGCTCAGGCGGTCAATGTAGATTTGGATCGGACGGCCCTGCGCAGTCTTGTTAGGCAAGCTGGAGTAGGTCGAAACGCTAATACGCGAAACCGGGATGTCCGATTGATTGGAAGTTCCCGCGTTGGTACGGACAACGTGTTCAATCAAGTCAACTGTATCTACGGGGAGGGAGTAGGTGGCTTGCCCTTGTACAAGAGCTACCGAGTCAGACTCGACTGTCCATAAGTTAATCCCACGATTCGCCCACTCGGCAAACATCAAGTTAAGACTGCGCCGGGCCGTCCGAAATTCATAACCAGTTCTTAACTCCGCGCCCGCCCGCTCAAACGCCTCTTCGATCAGTTCGTTGAGGTTGAGGTTAAATACCGGGGGGGATGCGGAGGTAGTCATTCTTGTTCCTTACCTTCAAAATTCAAATATGGCTGCGCCACTCTATCCATTGCGGCTTTACGCTGAATATATTGCTGGGCTACATCTGGAAGCACGCTTAAGATACCAGAATTTTCTAAAGTTCTTTTCCTATCTTCCCATTTGTGAGGAACGTGCGCCGCGTAATTTTCTGGATCTGCTGCGCTACGAAGGTTATGAACCCCAAGCTGATTATGTAAAAGTTTTTCTAATTCGGGAATTGGAACATCATTTGCTGATTTCCCATGTATATTTTCATATAAAAAACGTAAATTTCTTATATAATCAGGATGAGAATCAGATGATAACACATCTAACAAACGATTTTTGTTTTCGTTATCTACCAATTTATGTCTAAATTCGTGAGCAAATGTTCTGGGAGATGCCCCCGCCCCAAGACCATAAACTAATTTGCTGGGGGAAAGAATATCTTCAAGCTGCCCAAAAGTGGTTGCTAAACGAGCGTCTTTTTTTCTCTCTTGTGTAATTATGTTAGGGTCAAGATGTTCCGCCCGATACCTATATCCAAGATCTGTATATTTTGCGTCAGGACGCCCAATGTTTGCTGCTTGAGATCTAGTATTTTCGTCAACAAGATGTTCGTATTCCGGCCCAAGTTTAGCGCGTACTGCCGCAACAAACTCAGGATCATCGGTGGAAATGCGCCCACCATAAGGGTCTATTTGCTGAAAATATTTATGCGATCCTGCTGGCATGGCTAAATCCTAAATTTTGCCGTCTTCTTGGCAATCTTCTTTGGCTGCGCTACGAACTGTTTGCCAGCAGCTTTACCCGCACGTTTTGCTTTGGTCGTAGCAGCGTACTCAGCGGAGGACAACGACTTAATGGCGTTTTCCGGCAGATACCGTTCTCCCGTTTTGGAAGATGGCTTACCAGACTTAGTGCGCCATTTCTGGTCGCCCCACGCCTTTAAAGATTGCTGTGGTGCTTTCATCAGTCGCTGTACCCGCCGCCAGCGTCCTTGTACTTCTTGGCAACTAGCTGCGCTTTACGGGCTGACCACTGCCCTGCTTTAGTCCCATGCGTAGCGGCGGCTTTGACCTGAGACACGATCTTCTTACGCAACCCCGGCTTGGTGTAGTTTCCAGCGGCGTTGACCTTACCGCCTTCTTTGTAAAGCATCACAGGCTCATTGCCGTCGCGCTTTTTAATCGCTCGGATCTTAGCCTTACTGATAGCCCCCATGCCGCGTGAGTATCTCACCGCATCGTGCCTTTGGTCTTGCCGCGCTGGGCGCAGCCATCCCCACGGGTTTTCTTCACCGCGCCGCCGCTTGCGTAGGTTTTGGGTTTCACTTTACCGCCGCGACGCATTTGCTGCGGCTGCTGCACAGGCTGACCGATATTCAACGGGCCGAACGCTTGTGGGCTAGTTTGCACGCCCCCTACGCCCGTGCCCGTGTCGGATCCAATCTGAACCAATGGGGCGTTGTTACCCAGCCCAATCCCACTAGTGCCACCGCGAGGTTGATCAAAAGCAGACTGGATTCCAGAAGAAGCAGTGCCGCCATCTACAAATCGCTTAGTGCGCTTTGTCATTAGCACACCTTACCTTTGGTCTTGCCGCGCTGGGCGCAACCGTCGATCATGCCGCCCTTCTTGTAGCCCTTCACCTCAACGCCGCCACCGCGCTTCATGCCTTTGGCTTCCTTTTCCTCATGTTTAATCATGGATTTCGGAGCGCCCTTCTTTTTCATGAACGCCATTTCCTTCTTCACCATCTTCTTGGATTCGCCAACTTTACCGCCAGCAGCGTATTTTTTCGCTTTAGGTGTTTCTTTCGGAGTGGTCTTCCGCATGATTTCTTCTTTGGTAAGACCGTCTTTCATTTCTTCATCGGTAAACACGCCGCCTTTACGCGAATTCAAAAACGGGTCTCTACCAACATCGTAGTTGGTCATCACATCCCCATCGGTTTTTCCGCCAGCAGCAAACTTTTTCATTTTTGATTTCCCAGCTTCGCTCATCGCGATAGCCATTGCTTGTTTACGATTAGTGACCTTCCGCCCACTGCTGGACTTCAATGCGCCGCTCTTGAACTCGCCCATGACCTTGCCGACTTTACCGCCTTTTTTAAAACGATCCATCGCATTGGTAGACGATTGATTTGATTCAAGCCCCATTGAAGCCCGCTCGGCTCTAGACTTACCTTTAAGGTATTCTTTGTAGGGGATACCCATTTCTTCAGCTTCACGGCGATATTGTTCATTCCGGGTGTTAGACGTTCCGGGTTTGTATTGATCGCGGTAGCCAGCAATGCGTTCCATATCGGATTTATTGCGAACCAATCTGCCGGGAGCCACACGAGAACGAACATCTCTTAGACGTTGCGCGGTAGGTAGACCTTCAGAAGTCTGCGGCCCCATAAACTCATTTCTCAGAATATCTGCCCCGCCGCGAACAATTGCTGGCACAGCTTTCCGGAGTACCGAACGTGCAGCTGCACCCGGAATTAGATATTTCTCAGGGGCAAATTCTTCAATCCCATCGGCTTTATCCAGCGCAATTTGCTCGTCCCTGCGGGCTTTTTCCGCAGCCATCCGCTTGCTTTTATAATCAGAATCGCGTTCATTCGCGGATTTTTCCGCAGCGCGACGGCCCATAGCTTCCATACCAGCCGTGTAGCCGCCCATATCAAACCGTTTTACGTTGCTCTTTTTCATTAGCAATTCCATGCCCGAAGGCTTTTGTTGATCCTGCTATTAGGGTCGCTGGCGGTTTTCTTACTCGTCAGCTTCTTCTTCATCCCAGACATCCGGGCACAGAATGAATCCCTACGCGGGCCACCTTCCGGCTGGGGGGCTTTCAACCCCGGCTTACCGGGATTGGCTTTGTTGTAGGACGCACGACCTTTGGCGTTCAATCCGCCCGATTCGGCCTTGCCTTCTTTACGAGTCCATGCGGGTGACTTAGCCATTAATCCACCAAACTACTTTTGATTAAAATGCCTTCGATGACAATACCCACCGAAGATGTACTACTTTGGCTCTTTGCTTGCCACTGGATGCTAGTCTTTTCGGGGTACGGAAACGGGGTTACTCGCAAAGCAGAATACGCCGCTGTGCCGCTGAACGGCGCTTGGAGTACCGTGAGAATAGTTCCATTGGTGTTAACTTGCTGTGCGCGGTACACACAGTAGTTGTTCGTGCCGCCGTTTTGCTGGCTGAACGCATTAACACGGGTAAGATAAAACGTATGCCCTGCGGGCACGGAATAAATCGACATCTGGCTTTTACCAATACCAGCATTAATTTTGGCGTAGGTAGTACCGCCATTGCTGATAGTGATGTTGCCCACAGCATTGCCAGAAGTGGTAATCACGTTATTGACATGCAGGAAAAGCGCCGTGGTCGTAACCGGCGTAAGCCCGTTCATCGTAAGATTGGCGATAAGCAGATTGTGGTTTGTGTCTAATCCTTGGATCTGAATAACCACCGCAGTGTCGGACGCACTATCGCTAACGGCTGACATAGCAACCGCTGAACCGGGGTAAGGGATAGCAGCAACATTTTCCCAAACCGGGACAAATGTAGTTGCTACGTTTTCTTGGTACCCAAAGATATTGACCAGACTATGCCCAGTAATCTGCCCCCGCGCAACCTGTAGCTCAAAAGGCTCGGAAAGCCCGAACCTACTAATTGAACTTGTGACGCCTGTAGCCATTTAGAATCCTAACTTGAAACAAAAATCTAATTGCGGAGAACCGCCGCCAAAAACTACGGTGGTAAACGCCCATCCGATATTGCTGCCACCATTTGTACTGTTAACCGCAGTCCATGTGGGGGTGTTTACCGTAGTGTTAGTCAGGGTTAAATATTGAAAAACTTTAGTCGCGGGAGTGCCGACAAAATATGAGGGATACGGGCCAAAACCATCATCCCCGGTGCCTGCAATAGCAAGGAGTTTACCCGCTACGCCCTTCATGGTGATGCTGTTATTTACAGTGATTGAATTACCGACCTGCCCATCGGAACTTGCCAACCCTATAGAACTGCCTGTAGCGGTAGAAATTATAGATAAATTATTTACAGTGCAATCACCTGATATACCCCCAACAATCTGTCCTGTAGGAGAAGACACATTAAGCGTGTTTACATTCGCCCCGTTTAAGTTTATATTTACCGAAGGATCATAGTAATTAAATACGGGTGTTCCGGTTATAGCAATGGACGATAAATTTAATGTCGGTGTTAGCCCATTAACCGTAGTAATGGTAATAGTGCTAGTGCCAAAATTTACAGTTGGGCTACTAAAATTAGTATAAAATTGCCCAATAGACAGATTACAATTATTAGTAACTAAAGCTGTAGTCGAATTATAATCAGGAGCAAGTAAGCGCAAAAAAGCGTTGTTGCTACCGGCGGATAACGTATGTGGCCCTGCGCCAACAATAATAAGATTAAAATTGGCTTTAGCTGAACTGTTTACACCGGACAGATTTATAGTGGTCGCGGTAGTGCCGTTTATCTTGACATCAGAATAATATAGCTGACCGCCGCTAATATCTAGGCTATTGCCTGCGCCATTTTTACCCGCAATAGCAATGGTAAAAATATCAATATTAGTTCCGTTACCTAAATTCCCGGTAAACGAAGAATCGAGCGTTAGCGATTGGCAGTTAACAGTTATTCCGGCAGTTACAGGCGTAGCCGCCGCGCTGGTAGACGTAAAGATCACATCATCCGCAGACGTAGGAACAGTTCCAGTAGACCAAATAGCCGTATTAGCGGCTGTCCATGTTCCTGCTGTTCCGTTACGGGTGATGGTAGCCATAGCTAGTAAATCGCCACCATGTTGGTAGCAGTCGTGCTGGTGGCAAACACCTTAAGGACTTGGACGGGGACAACCCCGCCCGCCTGCACGCCTACGAAAGTAACGTCATCCCCCTGCGCGGTCAGAACGCGCACGTTACCGGCGACCCCAACGTAAATGATTGACGGATACGTCAACGGCACCGTATCGCTCGCCGTGAAAGCCACCGCTCCCCCCGGATACCGGGGGAAGGTCGGGCTAGGGTTAGTTACCTTTGCCATTGCGGGCTACCTATTAAGCGGAGGTCGGGAACTGAGCGCCGTTGGAAGCGCGCTGCACATACACCACAGTCATTACAAACTGACCAGCGGTCAAAGTAGCGGTGGCAACTACGTTCTGCACCCACAGCGTCACATCCCCGTTAAGAGCGGCGTTCTGATAGGCGAGCACAAGCGCGGCGGTATTAAAAACTGTAAAACGCCCACCAGCCGTGGTAGCAGTTCCAGTAAAAAGACTAGCGTTACCAGACGAAGTACCTACGGCAACAGTAGTAGTGCCGCCGGTAGCCGCCACAGTTTGATCAACAAAAATGTTGATGATCTGAGAACCTTGCGGAATGATGATGCCAGTGTTGGTATTAGTGGTGCCTACCACTGTGTTGGTCAAGTCACCCGAATTGTACGAGCGCGATAGCACTACGAGCCCGCAGTTCTGTCCGGGGGTGTCTTTAACGGTGCCACACCGAACGGGGCCGGAAAAGGTAGAAAAACTCATTGAATTGTCCTCTCATGCGAGTTCAGTGCGACCATCTGCATGAAGTCAGCCGGGGCGGCTGTTGGTCACACCGGGAAGCCCCGGATTGAGAACTCATATAGCATAGAAAAAACCAAAAGAAAAGGGGCCGAAGCCCCCTTTCTCAAACCAAATTGCTTGGTTTTAGGTCGAACCCGGAGAGCCGAAGATGCCCAGCGGGTCAGACACGCCGAACGAATAACGCTCGCGGGCCTTGTAGCGCACGTTGCCGGTGTCGAAGTCGCCGTCCATGCTGTTAGCCAGCGGGGCGCGGACGAAGTGCTTCAGACCATTCGGAACATCGGTGGTCAAGAACCAAGCGTTGTTGTCGGTCAGCCAGTGGTTGACCGTGTAGCCGCCCGGAATCGAGCCGTTGTTCTTCAGCGCGTTGATGTCGTTGTCGGTCGTACCAACACGCAGTTCCGTCTCAAGGAGGCGGGTCGCGACGAACATCAAAGCCGGCGGGATAATCAGCTTCTTCGGCTTCGCAGCAATCAGCAACGAGCGTTCGTCAGTCCAAGCAGCAATCTGAATGACCGCAGCTTCAAGCGACGTTTCGTTGAGGTCAGCGCCGACCGAAGGACGGTTGCTGTTGGTGCCGCCGGAAACCAGCGGGTGCGCGGTGCTGAAGAGCGCCTGACCGTCACCATAAGTGACCGCAGAAGAGAAGCCCTGATTGAGGGTGTAGGCAGCTTTCACCTGTTTGGTGTAAGCCATCGCACGGGCCAGCGCCTTGGTATAGCGGCTGGACAGCGAGTCGTAGAGGTTATCTTCGACAGCTTCTTCCGTGATCGAAAAGCCCAGTGCAATCGTTTCGTGGTTGTAACGAGCAGTCCAAGCTTCCTGCGCGTTATCATACGCAATCGCCTGACCTTCGTTCTTCACCGGAGCGGCAGAGAAACCCGACAGCTTGGTTTCTTCTTCAAAAGAACGCTCAGAAGTCTCGGTTTCGTAGATTTCTTTGTGTTCTTCGCCATAACGGCTGTACTCCAGACCGAACAAGGCGTTCAGACCGGGGAGCAACTCTTTAAGTAATTGAGCGCGTGAAATTGCCATTTAAGTTACTCCTTAAGCCGTTGCACTGCTGTAGTAGTTGTGGATCAGCAGGTTGGACTTCACCAGAATCTCAGGATACTGAGTGAAAATCACAGTGCTAGTGTACACGCCACTATTGAGCGTGA